CCGAAACCACTGATCTTTTCGCCAGCGCCTCGAATAAGAATGGTACTATATGTAAAACTCTTGCCAGTTACATAAAATGCTTCCAATACATTTGAAAGCAATTTTACCCAACCTTCTCTTGTATCAGGTACAATAAAATCAGCATCTTTAGTTGGTTGATGTGTTACATTTACATCCTTCTTAATTCTTGGAAGTTCATGTACATCTTCACGACGAATACTATATCCCACACCTCCACCCAACATTAGATTTTCAAACAAGAATAAAAATGCCTTAGGCTCTTTCATGCTTGTAAACCAACAATTTAGCAAACTATTTGCACCAAATCTATCAACGGTACTGGTACCAAGTTGCCACAACATTCTACCGGCAAAATTACACTTTAAATTAAAGACATAATCAAAAAGTCTTTCAGCTTCTTCTTTAGTGTATTGTGCACCAATCTTTTGCGCACCATTAATACATCTTTCAATGGTTTCATGCCATTCTTCTGTATTACCATCTTCTTTTAGTCTAGCATAGGTTCTTTTATAGACAATGTAACCTAAACCATTGAAACCCCAATTGGGTTGTTTTTTTGCATACTTCTTAACAAAATCTTTACTTAAAATATCACTCATACTGAAAACCTTTCTTTTGGGTAAAAAATAACTATCATTTAGAAAAATAAACTATTCTCACATTAATAACATTTAAAAACTTTTTTTTATAACTTTTTAATTTTTGTTGACTATGAATTATTCTTCATCTTCATCAACATTGTGAGCATTCCACTTGTTTTTAAGAACTTTCTTTACTTGATTCTCACCATCCATCATTTCATTCAGTACAGCAAGACCTTCACGACTATTCTCACCAAATATTTCAATCTGACCACAACCAGCATTCATTTTGCTTGGAAATGTCAATCCATCTGGTCCGAAACGATTCTTGATTACATGAAATCGTGCAGTGTTAGCTTGTTTATCACCGACTTTACGACTTAAACTCAAAACAAAGTCAGCCGTCATAATCTTTCTATAACTGTCAGCAATGTTATTTGCCTGAATAATATCTTCCTCCATAGCAGCACGATTGCTTTGTGAAGCACTCCAAATAGGAACTTGTAGTTCACCAGCGACTCCACGAAGTTCTTCATAAATACCACCAGCTTCACTATAACTATTACTGTTCTTCTCACTGTGTGCTGGACGAAGAATGTCAGCATAGTCAACAATGATCATATCTACTTTAGTACCAAGTACAGCAAGTCTTTCACAATGTGCCTTGAGACTATAAGCACTTACAGTCTTAATTGGAAAATATTTAATAACAAGTTTACCCGGAACTTCTGTAATCTTTTGTTTTACAATGTCAATGTTGTTTCGGATATTCTGGAAGTCAATACCAGTAAAACAACTATCATATCTCAAACCAACATAATTCTCATTCAACTCAAGTGTAAAATGTACAACATTCTTACCTTGTTTCATTGCTTCGGCACCCAACTTACTGAGTACCCAACTCTTACCACTACCAGCACAGGCAGTAATAATACCAAGTTCGCCGGGTCCAAGTCCACCATCCATAATCGTATCAATTTCTGTCCAATTTGTTTTAACACAATTACGACTCATTACACTCATTCTTTTTTCAACATCTTCACTATATGCGTGACCGATGTTTCTTTCCATACCAGCTTTCATTGCGTGGTCAACAACACTCTTAATCTTTTCGTATTGACCGGTAGAAAGTAAGTCAGCGCTTTCAAAGATAGCATTCTTCAACTTCTGATTCTTACAGAACTCAAGAAATTGTTCCTTAATAAACTTCAAATCATTATCGTGTAACTTTTGATACACTAACTTTAGATTGTCAACAATAGACTTCTTAAGTACTTCATTTTCTACACTATCCAACTTAATCTTAAAGACAGTTAGAGTTGGTAGGTCTTTATATTGATTAAAATACTCAATACTTTCTTTGAGAATCCACTTGTGAGCATCACTCTCAAAGAATTCAGCTTCTACAATGTCATGAATCCGTTCAATAAAAGAACGATCAGACAGTAAACATGAAATACATTTAACTTGGAAGTCTAACCCGTATTTCTTAAGGTTATCAATAATTTGTTTATTCTCCATAAAAATAGTATAACTCTACACCGAAAATTTACAACTTGTTATATGATTATTGCACAAAACTATTAAGTTTTCCAAAACACTGATTTAACCAAATATGATAATTAGGGATATTTGCCCACATCTTGTCTTCTGTAATTAATTTGGTAAATCCCATCTTATCTATCTTTGGTACGGGCTTATTAATTATTTCTTCAATCCTTAACTGAGTAAAACTTTGTACTTGAGTGTTATGTAACTGCATTAATTCATAATTTCTTTCAAGCAACAACTTACTGTTCAACACTCGTTCATAAATTTTATACTTGCTAATATTATTTTCAGCATAGTTATAAATTTGTTGTAAACACACTTGAGGTTCTTCTCCCAGAAATGGAAATGCTTGAATCACTCTCTTTAAGCCAACACCTTCCAAGCCGGGTATATTATCACTTGTATCACCTTCCATTATTCTATAGAAGATAAAGTTTTTGCAACTGATACCATACTCGTCTACGATTTCTTTACACCCAAAAATCTTTTTCTTTACCGGACTCCAAATACTAATCTTATCACTTGCTAATTGTAGAAAATCTTTATCAGTAGACATTATAGTAACGTTACTATCCTTAAATGTCTGCTTAGCAAGATAAGCAATAGTATCATCTGCTTCAACTTGATCCATTGACATAACAGTGACGGGCAATACATCAAGATAATTTACTGTACGAATCAGTTCTTTCTTAAAATTCTGCGATTCTGTTAAACTATCGGATAGATCATCATAAGTTCTATTTAGTCTAATGTCAGTTTTTCTTCCATTCTTATAACCGGGATAAATCTTCCTTCTCTTTTGAGAACCACCTTTACCATCAAATACAATAATAACCCGTGTAGGATTTAATAGTTTAATTGCATATCCTACACTTTTGAGAAAACCGGCAATACCACCAGTATGAAGACCATCATCATTTAGTGATGGCACTGCCATGAAACTACGAATATAGGTATTTAACTACAACCCGTCAACCAACAGGACATCGCTGTTAATCGACTTTTTAAGTCCTGTTGTGACGGAATCTCTTTCTATATTCTCAAATAAAGAGAATAGTTTCTTTCGTTCGTTTGGAGTAAAACCGTTCATTCTTATTCGTTACCAGCCGATTCTTCTTCAGTATCAACAGTAGCGTCTTCAACGATTTGACTATTTGGGTCTTTATATTTCATAACAACAGCATCACAAATCTTGAGATATAGTTCTTCTTTCAAAGCTGTATCAGATTGCATTGTGGATACGAAATCTTTGGATTGAAACTTCCATTCAGTACCATCATTTTTTCTGTAAGCGTAATAAGCGCCACCTTGTTTGATAATATTATTTTCTTTCAGTACTTTGATCCAACTACTATAGTCAGCAATACCACTGTCAAAGTAGATTTCAAAGTTGGCCTGACGTTGAGGAGGCCCCATTCTGTTTTTGATAACAACCGCTTTACATTCATTACCAATAACTTCTTCAGCCTTTTTCAACTTACCAGTATTGTTCAAACGAACACGAACACTACAATGATACGCAAGTGCCTTACCACCACTTACTACATACTTGTCACCAAATGCCATAGCATTTAGATTTTGACGAAGTTGGTTAGTAAATACAGTAAGAACCTTTTGACGACCAATCATGGTAGTAATCTTACGCATCGCTTTACTGATAATAATACTCTTACCGGTTGCGAATCCATCCTTACCATGATCACTCTCTAGTTCCACCTTAGTTGATGCGGCTGCTACAGAGTCAACAATAATTGTAAGGATACGATCCTTGTTGCTCTTACGAACAATTGCAATCATCTTTTCCATCTGAGCAAAAATATCTTCAACGGTTTCACATTGAACATACAGCAACTTAGATAAATTTACACCAAGACTCTTCCAGAACTCAGGAGCTGCTGCATTTTCAGTGTCAATTACTACTGCAACTCCGCCTTTCTTTTGAGTATCAGCAACAACGTGAGCGGATACCAAACTCTTACCGGTACCTTCCAGTCCGTTGAATTCAACCATCTTACCAACAGGCAATCCTCCGTGAGGACGATTGCTAATTGCCAAATCTAAAATTGATGAACCGGTACTAATCCAATCAGTAATTTCGGCTGGATTTTCTTGTTCATCCAAGAAATAAGCAATCTTACCACCATCTTTATTTGCTTTGTTCAACTCATCTGCTAACAATTCAATGAGTTCATCTCTCTGATTTTCTTTATTATTTTGTTTCTTTGCCATAACGATTATAACTAGAAAGCCGGTGAAGTATAAAAACTCCACCGGCTTATTTTTATTTTTTAGGAGTTAAACAAATCATCAAATGCTTGTGTAACATCGTCAGTTGCAGCTGACTTTGCTTTAACAGCACTTGGTGAAACAGCAGTCTTAACTGCCGGTGGCTTTGCCGCCACAGGTGTTGCAACTGCTTCAGACAGTTCAGTGTCATCTTCAGCAACAACAGAAGTTGATTCCGTTTCAGCAGCTGGCTCTGGATTCAACCACTTGTCCATTACATCCTTGAGTTCATCGTAACTAAACTCAGGAAAAAGATCCAAAATGTTGACTTGACTCTTGAGTGCTTCAAGTAACTCAGCATTCTTTGGATCAACTGCGAGACTTACATTAGGCTTAACACGAATGTTGGTTTCTGGGAAACTCTTACCAGATTCATCTCCAGTCTTGAACTCAACAACGATATCACGACCACTTGTCAAATCAGTAATATCACCGAAATCGGGATCACTGATAATTGAAAGCAATTCTTGATAAACCTGCTTACCAAATCCCCAGAACTTGACACCTTCATTTTCCTCACCACGAACGATGACAGGAGCAAATGTACGCATCTTGGGTTCCATCTTACGACCCATCTTCCAATCTTCCTTATCACCAGTCTTCTTAAGACGGTTACTAAACTCAACGATTGGATCTGGACGACCAAAACTATCAGGACTCAAATAAGTCTTTCCATTGATGTTATAATGAAACTTAAGTTCAATAAAAGGATTCTCAGGAACATACTTATAGGGAACAATACGAACAACTTGCTTACCCGGCTTGGGCTTCCAAATGAGATTGGACTTTTGATTTGTGTTTGAAAGAGAGCTCAAACGACTCTTTAATTTACTAATGTCTAGCATATTTTAATTTATTAATTGTTTAATTGTTAATTAGTTAATTGATAATTACTTAATTCACTTAAATTAAGAATAACCAACTTCACTCAGTGTACCTTATGAGTATCAAAGTGTCAAGTGGTTAATAATATATATCAAGCTGATACTATAGAAAACAGTTTTAAAGGCACTACTTTTATCCCAATTTCATTGGTTAAAATAATACAATCTTTATATAAATCCCATTGCAATTGATATGATTTATCGTATACTCCACCATTTTCTTCAGCTATGAGTTTGTTCATGGCGTTCAGTGTATAAAGCGTATTTGTTTGCTTTTTACGATGTATACTG